CTCAAAACTGCTGTGCGGGACAATACTAGCACACAGGCCAAGCCGGCAGCCCAGATTGGGGACCTCCCCAAGATGGAAAAATGGACGTATGACGATTTACGTCTCGCGGCAACTGGTGTACTGCATCAGGCCGCAGACGCGTACAAAGATGCTGTGCTGGCGCGGGCTAACCAGCCTGGACGTGACATCTATACGCACATGGAACCGCTCATCACGCCGGTCGCCAACAACATGGAAAACATAAGCCTAGTAGCAGCAGTGGAAAATGTTGATCCACCTAGACGAGTGGCGGTGATGAACGCATGTGCCAGGGTTATGCAAAAACTGGCGTCCAACACCCGCGACCCAGTGGTGGCGAAGAAACTGTGTGTCGCAGCGCAAAGAGCCCTGAATGCGGCTAAAGCGCTGAAAGTCTGTCCATGTGTAAACACCTCTGAGCTCGCAGCATCTGGGCTGGGGTGGAATTCCACTGCAGACATGCTCTTGCAGGTAACAGCTACTGATTTGGTTGAGCATGGTATATCACTCAGCGAGTTCACCGGCCCGCGTAATGTGGGGGTTGACAGTAAGCAGGTAGCCGTAGATGATGTGCGGGTAATGGAAGAGGACGGGTGGCGGAGAAGCCAGAAGCAGGACGGGGCCGCCGCTGGTATGGTTAAGATGTACAAACCTAAGACCGCAGTCTACCCAACCGTGGACTGGGACGGTGCTTCAATGCTGATAAGTGAGGCCGCGGAAGAGATGCGTGCCCGAGCTGAAGCATTGCTAGACTCAATGTCCAAGTCCGTCGCAGAGCTGGGCGAGCATGGAAATGAGGAAAAGCGAGGAGAAGTAGAGCAGAGCGAGGCCGACGACAATACTACTGCCGAGGGTAGCAAAGTGGACGAGGGATCAACAACAAGGACAGAGCGAGAGTTCACACTGCCAGCCGGGTTAGAGGAGGAAGCGCGGAGGAAGGAAGCGTATAGGAAGGTCAAGAACAAGGAGGCAAGTGAGTACGCTGTAGCCCGCGACAATGTAGAAAAGCAGATAAGGCATTTCCACGCAAAGGAGAAGGACTATAATGACCCTTTGCGGAAAGAGTATGTGCAGAGCAAGCGGCTTGCACTTGAAATGGCTTTGGAAAGTGGTAGGACGGCTGATGAATTAGCCGACGCCATGATTCAAGCAATTGGGCAGCCATATGCGGATTTTGGGAGGGCTGGAGCACCAGAGGCAGCTACGTTGGTTGGGTCGCTCGAACAGCCGAAATACACAGACGATGCTGCCTCGGATGTAAGTCCAGACGAGGACGAGGATGCATTGGGGCCACCCCCGAGGCCTTCCACGCCCCCGATGCCAAGCGGATCATTGAATCCGGACGAGCTCCCAGACCTAGAGACGATCTAGGTTGGCAGAACCTGGAATGGGTGATGACCCAATCAAATCCGGCTCAACAGGCGTTTGTAAGGGTATATTTCCTGAACAGCGTGTCTACACCGGCGGACTACAGGGCAATGCGGATGGGAGCGAGCAATAAGGCGCTGGACTGGGGAGTAGAAGAATCAAAGGAGAAAGGGAAAGCTAGTTGCTTGGACGATGTTGATTGGGAGATGCACAAACTATTCCCACAACCAGACGTGCCGACACACGGGAGTGCTGTTTTGGGTTTGCCAGATGCCGCCGCGTTCCTAAAGACGTGTGACATGACTACACAGGAGAGGTGGTTGAGATTGGTAAACTCGAGCGTCGGCGCACCGGCGTGGGCATTAGTAGCACAAGCAGCGTGGATGTCAGCAGCCGACCAGGGCGTGTTGGATTGGATGGACGACGTGGGGTGGTTTGACCATGATGTGCGTAAAAGCATAGACGCGGGGAAGGATAGGCTGGTGGCGGTAAGGAGAGCACTTACACTGTCGGGGCACATGGAGGTCGGGGTGGATCAAGTGCTAATGTTGCGTAAAATGGCCAATATAGCAGACAGGAACAAGGAAGAAGCGGACTGGGATGCAGAAAGGAAGCGCAGGACGACTGACACTGCCATACATTGGTTTCCGTGCAAGAACGGTGACATGTCAAGAGCTCGGTGGTTGAGAGAGTGTCGGAGCTACCTTGAGTCGTTCACACTCCGTGTGGCGCGTAAAATGTCATCAACGTTGCGGCTGGTGGAGCTAGACGAGTGGTGGGCGTCACGTTACAACTGGGTGTCCACAGGAAGCTCCTCGGAAACTGCTGCAGCGCGCAAAGTGCTGGAAGAATCCGACATGGTACCCGACAAAGCGTCTAGGCCAAACAAGAAAGCAGTAGCAGTAACCCTTCCGGAAGAGTACATATACGTACAAATGCTAAGAAAACCGTACAAACGACCAAGGAAAAGCACAAAACACGAGCCGGGACGAAAGAACAGGGCGTTGTACGCTCAGGACGATGCTTCATTCTTCGTAAGCGCTTTCGGAAGTGTTGCCATGGAGAGGAGCATAAACGAAGATGGCATACTGGCAAGACAGACCCCAGAGGACGTTGTGAACTGGATGGGAAAGCATAAACAGCTCTCAGCAGCCAAGATGTTCTTCATGTCCTTGGATTACAGTGACTACAACACTGAGCATGAACCAACGATGCTGGCGATGCTGGACGCAGCATGGGCAAGGGCATGGTTCATGGTGGCCGAAGGGAGAAAAGTGTTTCACCAAAAGGCATGGGCAGCCCTGTGGTCAGCAGAGGCACACCTAAACTCGTGGGTGGACTTCGGACATGGTGATGAGCGTGTAATGAACGGGTTGTTCAGCGGTGACAGGAACACGTCAAGGGACAACTGCATACTGCACGCAGTGTACTCGCATTGCATGCAGAAGGCGTCAAGAGATATGATGCCCAACTTCCGGATGGAGGGGTTGTGTATGACTGGGGACGATGAGGACGCCGCATTTGGGTCGTCAGTGCAAGCTGCCTGCTACATGTGCAATCATGCAATGGCTGGTTTTGTGTTGAAGGTTGAGAAACAGTTAGCTGGTACGTGGAGCCTACCAACGCATGAGTATTTGCAGCGGGCTCTGACGTCGGACGGACGGCCATCACGACCACTTGCAGCAGCGTTAGGACAAGTATGCAGCGGTAACTGGTATAAAACACAATATATATGGTTTGATAGCATAATAAACTCCGTGAACGACAATGCATGGGAGTTGCATACCCGTGGTCTCCCACTGCACGTGTGTCAACTGATGGCAGCCAAGACTCTGTCAAGGTCTCTGACAGTGCCGGATGACAACGGAAAACGGCGAGACCTGGAATGGTGGGACTATCGCACTAACGGGGCATACCACCCGCTATGGGGAACTGTCACGGGCAGGGCGCCACAGCTGCCTGATAGTAAAGATGCTGTGAAGGCGGATCCCAACCAGCACGGAATATTGGCATGGTCGAAACTTATGAAAAAGAGGTTCGGGGCCATGTATGCAGAAAAGAGAGCAAGAAGATACGAAGTGTCATGCGCTCAACAAGCGCTCTCGAGCGTCTTCATGCGGGACAGGTACAAGCTGCTTGCCGATGCCGCTGCTCTAGTGTGGCCAACCAGAACAAACAAGAAGGTGAATGTACTCTCGAGGGGAGTGGTGGCCACACCGAGGCTGGCAGAGTCTAGGTTGACGTATCTCGTCACACATCTGGCGGGAAGCAAGCAACCTGAGTCCCTAAGAGAGGTGTTGAGCCGCCTTGGAGTAGACGAAGAACTGGTTGAGACACTCGGAGGACTGAAAGAATTTATCCGATCACTCAGACCGAGTGACATGCAATACTGGTCATCCGTAGGACCGGCAACGACAGTGCCGCGGTGGGCATGGCATGAAGACCCGGCTGTGCGATCGCAGCTGGGAGTGTGTCTGAGCACAGCGGTGAAGCAGTACGAAAGGTGGGACAAAGACGATTCTCGTGATGAGTTCCATGTAATAGTGGCTGGGAATGCAAGCGGAAAGTCGACGGCCATGCAAAGCACGATGGCTGGAACACTAATAGACATGGATAATGTAATACGCCAGGCAGGTATTAACAAAGTGTTGAAGCAGGACAGGACTTTGCACAAAACCAAGCTTCCAAGCGGTTTGGTGGCTCAGGCGGCCAGGGTTATAGCACAAACACCCGGGAAAGTGATACTCTCACAATACCCGCTGCTGTGGATGCAGCAAATATTAGGGTATAACAAACAGAAAATAAAACAGGTAGTAGTGGTCCTGTCTACTGCACTAACCATATGGGAGCGTACTGCATGCGAAAGGGCATGGGACTACGCAAAAGCGGAACGTAGAGCGGACCGCGCCAACAGAAATGCTAAGAACTATGCTGAGGTGATGGAGGTGCGCTCAGCGGCCAACGTAATGTCAGCACTAGTTCTATGCCAATAAAAACAAACAGAAGGATCAAGCGTTCCTCGGGGAAGACCCCCGGGGAAATAAAACGCCCGATGCC